AAATATAAAATTACCAGAGAAATTCCCAGACAAGAAACACAGATTATACAAGTTCCTTATCTAATTTTCACTACTAATAAATTATCAAAAAAATGGCTTGAGTATGGAGCTTCATTTAAAGGTCGTTTTGAGATTATTAATTTTCCATTATCGAATCCATCAACTCTATTAACTCAAAAAAATGGTACGACTCATAATAATGCTGATCCTGGTGAGGTAATCACAAAAGAGCATGAAGATTTTAAGATACTTATGTGTGCTATTGATAAGGAATTGTCTGTTCGTGGATGTGATCATAAACATTCTAATTTTTACATAGCTTGCAAAAGGCTTGAAGAATTTCGAGTTTATACAATTGATAGAGAAAAAACCATACAGTACCTTGAAAGCAAAGGAGGGTATTGCGATTGTGAAATTATGATGAATGTTCAATATGCCGAGTAATGAGAATAAATAATTAAAAAACAGTAAAATGAAAAAAGAAGATCTCCCAACATTTGAAGAATGTGAAGAACGAATTGCAAACAATACAGCTTCTAAGCTCCATATTTTTATTCAGGCATACGAGCCCTTGGAGGATTGTGATCAATTTAGGGAACAATTAGCCGATATGCTAACTGAAAATTCAAAAAATGCAGAAGAAACCGTATTTAGGACACTTTCCTTTTAAACACATGCCCATCCGGTGATTTCGCCGCTCCAACCGGAAATCCCGCCCTCTCAAAAGGCGGGATTTTTGGTTTCATGGAAAACCGTGAGCGCAGCGAACACCGCTTTTATATACCACCCCGGAGGTGTCTTTTTCGAGTTTGCTCTTTTGGCAAACCAAGCCCCCCACCCCCCAAGTTCCATTTTTACTGTAATTTGTAATTTTAGGGTTTAAAGAGGTGGAACAAAGATAATTACGGGATTACAAAAAAATTACAAACTTTTACTCAGTTTGTAATTTTGCAAGTTTGTAATTTTTGAAAAACACTCCATGACACTCAAATTACAACTTATTACAAAGTTTGTAATTTTTGTAATTACTGTAAATCAAATAGTTATATAATCAATTACAAACTGGTGTGTAATTTTGTAATTGGTCATTTTCAGGATGTTACAAGGGGTAAAACAGTCAAATTACAAAAAAATGCACTTTTTTGGGGGTAAAAGGGTGGGTTAGGTTTTTTTTTGCGTTGTTTTCGACATGTCGAAAACCTGTCCTTTCCGTGGGTAGTTTCAGAAAATTCCGGGACTTATATTTGCAAAAATCCCGCCTCATGCCCATCACGATTGAACTACCCTGTAAGCCCTATGTAAAACAATTTCTTGAGTTGAATTATGGTTCTCCTATAGAGTTGAAACCGGATCGTGTCCTGTTTACAAATTTTCTCAGGTGTTTAAAAAAACCTAATAAACGCTATGATTACAAAAAGGCAGACGTACCCTCATTGTATTCAGAAATCACCCGAATTGTAATCTCGGAGGACTCCTTTTACCGCTATGGCTGGGAGCTCACCCGTACCGATATTATCGCCTTCGGGAAAGAGATAGAGTGCCGTGTAAAGTTTTTCATGCGGCAGATGGTTTCTCAATATTCTACGGTTATGAATCTTAAGGATTCCATTTACATGTTCCAGACCCGTTTCGGGTTCACCGAGGAGATCTGGAGTTACGAGAGTATCAAGAAAGACTTTTACCGTAATGGTCCCAAATCCAAAACAGATTTAGGATCCTTTCTGGCCAAACGATTTGAACAAATATCTTTGGAGAATTTGTCCTCGTTGGGGACAATTTCTCAAACCCTAATTACCGATCATGAATACAATTCAAAAGCAGGCTGATTTTATCGGCGGACTATGTGAGCTCTACAGCGTTCCCGTTCGGAACATAAAAATCCTTCAGGGAGGGCAGATCATTATTCATGACACTAATAACTGTTATGAGTTCGAATGCATACTGGACTCGATAGAGCATGGCTGCCCTTCAAAAGAAGAGAAGGGCGGGACTACATACCAGCATAAGGTTACCGCTCAGGTTTACGGCATTACGGAAGAAACCAGTAAAAAACTTCTGAAGCTAAAGCGGGAGAAACACCTTATATTATATAAGAACTACAGGGGCTTGTATTTTTACGTGGGAGATAAAGAGATCGGTCTGCAATTTTCTTTCGAGGAGAATACCACGATGAACATTTATTCAATTCAGTTTAGCGGGGATTTACTCTACACCCGTAAGGCAGGATCTTTACCCGTTTTAGCGCCTTAAACCTTCGGAAAACCCTGATTTTCCTTGCTTTTTGTCCTTTTTTGCCCCGGTTTTCAGGTATAAACTTGCTGAAAATTAAGGATTATGGCAAAAGAAATAACGATAGACGGCTATATAGGGCCTTATGCTTATTCGAAGCAATTCATCAAAAGCATGTTGGATGACAGCAAGGATGAAGTCACGATAAAAATTTCTTCACTGGGGGGTGATGTAGACCACGCCCTCGCGATTCATGACATGCTTGCCCAGCAGGGCAATGTAACTATCGTATATACCGGATTTAACGCCAGCAGCGCAACCGTTTTATCGCTGGGAGCTTCAAAAATCCGGATGAGTGAAAACTCATTTTACCTGATCCACAAAGTCATGAGCTGGGTTGATGCCTGGGGCTATATGAACGAGGACCAGATCGAGGAAGCCATGCAGCAACTCGAAAAAGACAAAAATAATAATGCGAAGATCACGCTCCAGCTGGCAAAGATGTACGCGAAGAAATCCGGCAAACCGATTTCGGATATTCTGGATTTAATGAAACAGGAAACCTGGTTAAGTGCTGAAGAGGCGAAAAACTGGGGATTCGTGGATGAAATCTTTTCCCCCGGTGAAAAAGTCAACTACCTGAATGATTACAAGATGGTTGCCATGATTTCCGCTTCCGGGCTTCCGGTTCCCAGGTGTAATGAATTCCAAACCGAGCCTCCAAAGCAGAATGATAATTTCTGGAATAAACTTTCAGAAACGATCTCAAAACTGCTTCCAAATCAAAATGCCACTTCAAATTCTCAAAATATGAACAAACAATTCATTCGTGTAAACAAAGTGCTTTCCGTTGAAAAACTGGATAGTACAGAAGCCGGGGTAATGCTTACCGCTGAGCAGATGGACAAGCTCGACCAGAGTCTTTCAAAACTGGATAAAGCCGAATCAGACCGTGATGCTGCCGTGGCGGCAAAACAGACTGCAGAAACCGGCTACAACAATGCCGTTTCGTCCATCGACGAGCTGGATCCTTGCGTTAAGGAAGCCAAAACCTTTGAAGAAAAGGTAAGCGCTATCCGTGCAATCCTGGCATCAAAGCCGGGGGTAAACGCCATTAGAGCGCAAACCAAAAAGGATAACAACCAGACCGGCGACGGGGTAGACTGGGAGACCCTGAACGCCTTACCACACATGCAACAAGAATACTAACAACCACTAAAATCTTTTCAAGATGGATATTTCCGAAATCAAAACCGCCTACGGAGCGTATTATGAAGCTTCAGGGCAAAATAAAAACCGCATTCTGGGAATGCTTACCCAGGGGCTTGTAACGCCCGGTATCTGCACCCCGATGAAAACCGATGATACGATTTTCAGGCTGGCACAACTCACCATCGGCAGCCTGGTTCAGTCTTTTCAAAAGGGATGGACTCCAAAAAACTCGGAAGCGTTTACTCCAAACGAGCTTCGATTATTTCACATGAAAGTCGATGCGGAAATCTGGCCGGATGATGTGGAAGCAACCTGGTTAGGATTTACAGCTTCCGAATCTGTCGACCGTAAAGAGTGGCCGCTGATCAGATTCCTGCTGGAACATCCGGATCAGGGCTACCTGGCTAAAATCAATGAAGATATGGAGTTGCTGGAATACGGGAAAGGTGTTTACCAGGCTCCTCAGGCAGGTACTGCCGGGGTAACCGGAAAATCGATGGACGGCTTAATTACGCAGATTCAGAAGGGCGTTAATAATGATACCATGAATTCTGTAAACATTGGAGCGCTGAACACTTCTACGATTTTCGACCAGGTAGAAACATTTGTAGACGGCATTTCAGAGATTTACCAGAACACCTCGATGGATGTATGCATGTCGCCAAAGTGGGTACGGGCATATTTTCGTGACAAACGGGCTGCCGGTTTTTATGACCGGAGCTCGGCAAAAGAGATTGATGAATCGATTGACTTTTGCCCGCAACGGGTAAAAGCACTTCCTTCACTATCCGGTACCGATACCATTTTCGCTACCCCAAAACCAAACCTGATTCACCTGACAAAGAAGTCAAAAAATAAAACCAACATCAAGATCGAAGAATCCAAACGAGAAGTTTGTCTCCTTGCTGACTGGTGGGAAGGCCTTGGATTCGGGATGGACGGTTGTGTTTGGACTAACCTGAAGAAACCGGCACCCTAAATTCAATGCTCACAGGCTGCTTAAGCCTGTGAGCTAATTTATTTACCTATAATATTTAGTTACAATGATTGACTTAACAGATATTGACAAAGACCTTGAAAACGGGAACATGGGTGGTATCGCCCAGTACGTTTATTTTGGATATCACAAAGATGTAGCCAACTGGCCGGCCATCCCGGCAGCACCGGCATCGCTTGAAGTCGGGGCAGCATTGACGGGCAATCTTACCATGAAGTCACAAAAGAGAATGTTCTCGCTCTACCTGACCGATGATTCCGGGGAGTTCACTATTGAACCCGTGGGAGAAAAAGACAGCAAATCCTTCGTGATGCACCTAAAACTGTTTCACCCGGGGCTTCAGAAGAAGATCCTCGGATTTATGAATGCAACGTGTAATGAAAACATGGCATTTATCGTACCGGACAATAACGGGCAACTGTTTGTCATGGGTGATGCAATTCGTCCGGCAACATTTGAAAACAGCCCGGACGGTGCAGGAACCGGCAAGACTACTGCAGACAAACGGGGTTTATCTTTCGAGTTTACTTACAAGTGCAAGAAACTCTATGCTTATGAAGGTACTGTACCCTTAACGGCTGCGATATAATGGAAAAGTATAAAGTAGTCGGGATTGTACCGGGCAGGGTACATACCTATAGTCACGGTCTCGTGGATCTGAGTGAGGAACTGCCTGAGAAGGTATTGGACGAACTCTATGAAACAGGGTTTCCGTACCTGGAAAAGGTGGCGGAAGCTCCTGTTTCACCAACTCCGCAGGCATCCGCGAAAAAGACAGATAAACCAAAACCGCAGGAATCCTAAAGGGTTCCTGTTAAAATCTATGGGTATGACAGAAGAACAAAAGCTGGTACTGAAATGGTACTACTGCGGCAAAAACTACAATGAAGGAGCAGGACTTTTCAGCCGGATATCCCCAAACAAACAAATGAGCCGTATCTTTCCCGGGCGGGAATATCGCTACCGGGATAAGCTTGAATATGAATTGTGTAAGGCGGTAAATCTCGACTGGAAAAATATGCCGGAGAATCCGGAGCCGGAAACCGATTTAACAGATCAGGATACCGGGGACTCTGTGGTCAGTAAAATTATTGATGCTTCAGCGAAAAGTGCAGAACATATCACGGAATTCACCCGGAAAATTGCAGACGCTGTTTCGGATAAATCTCAAGCTGGAAGCCAGCCTTCCCAAACCTATCCTGAAGAAATCGAGAAGATCCTGAAGGAACACTCCAGGCTTCAGGGTGTACGCTCAGGTTATCACGGGCAGATGGGAGAAGTCCCCGAGGATAACACCCCCGAGAGCGTTGCAAGGCGTAAGGAACTGAGCGAACTGATGGCGAACTGTTCCGCTCAAATCGAGAAGCTATACGCTGCCAAAGAGGCTTTCTTTCTTCAGGGAACGCTGCCGGATATGGACGTACTTTTCCCTGCTGAAGCAGCTAAAAAAGAACTGAAGCTGCCGGATGATCCGGAGGTACTGGCAAAGATGAAAAAGAACCTGCAAACATCCGTTTGCAAGGATCAGAACCAGCTGGAATACCAGTCGGATTCCAAAAAGGATGCTCCTGACCCGATGCCCGAAGGCGCCCAGCGTATCAAACTGGTAAAGCGAATACAGGCAAAACAGGAGACAATTGGGAAAATTAATCTAAAACTTGCCCGGGGTGCTGATTAATATTAAAGAAATCAGCACCTGCACAAAACCACAGGATCCTAAACAGGAGCCTGTGGTTTCTTCCTGTAAATCCGGACAGAAGTCATTTCAGGGAAATCCGGATATCATCCTCACCCGCAGCATCAAAGAACTGGTAAAGGGAGAAAATATACACTTCTACAGCTGGGCAAATTTTAATCTTGTACGGTTGATTTTGCACCTGATGAAATTTACCGGTCCGGCGCACCTGCTGATGACCTCGTACAGTTTCAGCCAGGACAGCATCGAGAAGCTTTCTCGGCAGCTAAAGGCCGGGGAGATCCTTTCCCTGAAAGTCCTGATTGATCACCGTGTAAAGGTGATGAGTCCGAAGCCTTTCCAGATGCTCTCTTCCTGCTTTGATTACCGCTGTACCTCCCTGCATGCCAAGGTCGCACTGATCTGGAATGATCAGTACAGGATCAGCGTCGTAACCAGTCAGAATGCCACCGACAACCCGAAGCTGGAAAGGGGCATTATCCATACAGATTCAGAAATTTTTGATTTTGACTACAAAATACTATCCGATGAATTTGACAAAGCAACAACTTGAAGAAGTAGAAGAAATGGCAAAGCTGTTCTACTCACCCGAGGAGATCGCGATCAACATTGAAGCAGATCCGGATGAATTTACCGAGTTGATCCGAACACGAAACGGAATCATTTTCAATGCCTACATGAAAGGCTGGCTGGCTTCTGATATAGTGCTCCGGCAGTCAATCCTGCAGGCTGCCTTAAACGGCAGCAGTCCTGCCCAGCAGATGATGAAAGAATTTCAGATAAAAGCAAAACTATGAGCCGGAAATCACTACAGGACAACCGTTATGAGCTGATCAAAGCCCATATTTTAGACCCGGAGAATTCCCCGCTTCCACAGGAGCATAAACAGCAACTGGAGCGAATCATTGACGCATCCCGGATACTGGAGAAAAACCCGATGCAAAAGCAGGCAGTTGCACTACTGCGGGCAAAGTATCCGGATACCGGACGTACACAGGCTTATGAAGATATCCGCCTTGCCGTAAAACTGTTTAACACCCTGCACACCTTCGACTTTGACTTCTGGCACAGCTGGTTAATCAACGACATCGTGAAGAATATAGAACGCTGCCGGAACCTGGGTACTGCCAAGGCGTTTGGGGTGATAGCTTCGGAACATGCAAACCTGATCAAGGCACTGGGGGATAAACCGGAAGAAATTGTCGATCCCAAAAGAAATGAAAAGCATGCATTTTATATTTTGGTTCAAAACAATAATACTCAGGTGAAGCTGGATATCAATGACCTGCATAAACTGCCGGTTAATACCCTGCAGGAACTTAACCGGGCATTGTTTGCAAAAGAAATTAACGATACTGAGGCGGAAGAAATATTCAATTCATGATTACCGAACTGATCAGTTTAAACTCTCCCCAACAAATCTCTGTTCTCAATGACGCCGTATCTGAAGTAGATATCTGGGGTCGCGGAACCGGAAAATCGTTTTCCATCGGCTGGGAGATTAACCGGATTAACCGCAGCATGCCCCGTGCCGTGACTTCAATCACCGGTCAGACTTATGGTCAGCTTTTAACCAGGACTTTGCCTTCAACTTTTAAGTTTTTAGAAGAACTTGGCTATGAAAAGGATAAGGATTATGTAATCGGGAGAAAGCCGCCCAGAGGCTGGTTTACGCCTTACGAGAAAATCCTTAAACATGAGAACTTTATCTCATTTGCCGGGGGCAACGGCTATCTTATGTTGAGCCAGGACAGAGCCGGTTCTGCCCGTGGTCCCAATGTTGACCGTGAGCTGGTAGACGAGGCATTGACAATAAATAAAGAGCGTTACGATCAGGAAGTATCCCCGACAAACCGGGGCAATGAGGAGCATTTCGGGTTTAAGTCTCCCAACCCGGTAAGACAGCATCACGGCTTCAGGTACGTATCCTCGATGCCGTACTCCCAGGAGCAGCGCTGGTTGTTAGATTATGCAAAGTATTACGAGGACGAGGCAGGCATCCAGCTTTTTGATATCTGGAACCGTATCGTGAAATTCCAGATCGAGCTGATAGAATTGTATCTCAATCGTCACCTTAAAGACTTTAAGGATCTCTGGAATGAGATTGTTCGTTTACGGGCGAAAATTGCTCCCTTTGTTTCGAAGGACGGGATTTTATTCACCCTTGCAAATGCTTTTGATAATATTACCAATCTGGGCATGAAATACATAGCAAGGGAGTATAAAAAGCAAACACTTTTAACTTTCCTGATAGAAATTTTAAACTGGGTGATAGACAAAGTGGAAGACTGTTACTACCAGCTTGATCCCGCGAAGCACATCTATTATAATGCCACGAACGACTCCTTTATCCAGTCGTTCGCAGAAAAGACGGATTACGATTTTAAAAAACTGGGAAAGCCTGACAGCCGCTTTGACCTTGATTGTGACCCGAACAAGCCCCTTGAGATTGTTCCGGACTGG